AAAAAACACAGAGTCCCGCGGTAGCGGAGACGGTATGACACAGGAGCAACGTCTTAAGAAGTATTTCACTACGTATCTCCCTAAAGGAACTAAATCAGGACAATCTAGAGTTCGTATACTCCCAACACCTGACGGCTCATCACCATTCAAAGAAGTATGGTTTCATGAAGTCCAAGTAGACGGACGATGGGTTAAACTATATGACCCAGGTAAAAATGATGGAGAACGTTCTCCTTTGACAGAGGTTTATGAAGAACTTATGTCTACAGGTAAAGAGTCCGATAAAAAGTTGGCGATGCAGTATCGTCCTCGTAAATTCTATATTGTTAAGGTTATTGACCGTGACAATGAAGAAGATGGAGTTAAGTTTTGGAGGTTTAAGGACAACTACAAGCAAGAGGGTATCCTTGACAAAATCATTCCAATTTGGAGAGCGAAAGGTGATATCACCGACGCTAACGAAGGTCGTGATTTGATTGTCGAACTATCTAAATCTAAAACTAATTCAGGTATCGAATACACAGTTGTCCAAACAATTATGTATGATGACCCAGCACCTTTGAGTGACGATTCCGACCAAATGAAGGAATGGGTTGAAGATGAGATGACTTGGTCTGATGTTTACGCACAGAGACCTATTGAATACCTTGAGGCGGTTGCCCGAGGAGAGACACCTGTATGGGATTCTGAACTTAAAAAGTTTGTGTATGGTGACGACACCACTGAAAGTATCGGTGGTACTACAACCAAGACTGAAACGACTGAAGAAGTGAATGACCCACAAGCAAAAATGGAAGTCGACGAAGACCTTCCTTTCTAACAAAAACAAAACCATAGATAGGGAAGTCTAAAAGCTTCCCTATCTTTCTCATTACGAGATTTTCGTAACGAAAAAAATAAAATACAATGGCAATTAAGAAAAAATCATTTAAAGACATAAAGAAGCAGTTCTCTTCTTCAGCTAAATTTAAACCACAGAGGTTTTATGATTTAGGGACTGAATTTTTGGATGCGGTTGGTGTACCAGGTCCTGCTATGGGACATCTTAATATGTTCTTGGGTCATTCGGACACAGGTAAAACCACTGCTTTAGTTAAAGCGGCTGTTGATGCGCAAAAAAGAGGTATACTTCCTGTGTTTATCATCACAGAACAAAAATGGTCATTTGACCACGCAAAACTTATGGGTTTTGATTGTGAAGAAGTGGTAGATAAAGAAACAGGTGAGTTGGATTGGGATGGATTTTTCATTTTTAATAACAACTTTGAATATATTGAACAAATTACCGACTATATTAATTCTTTGTTAGATGCGCAAGAAAAAGGTGATTTGGATTACGACCTTTTATTCCTTTGGGACTCTGTAGGTTCTGTACCTTGTAAGATGACTTATGATGGTAAAGGAGGTAAACAACACAATGCAGCGGTACTCGCAGATAAAATAGGTATGGGTATAAACCAAAGAATCTCAGGTTCACGCAGGTCAGACTCAAAACATGAAAACACTTTGGTTATTGTTAATCAACCATGGGTCGAATTACCCGACAATCCTTTCGGTCAACCTAAAATTAAAGCGAAGGGGGGAGAGGCTATTTGGTTGAATTCGTCTATGGTGTTCCTGTTTGGTAATCAAAAAAATGCGGGTACAACAAAGATTACCGCGGTAAAAGATAAGAGAAAAGTTAAGTTCGCTAGCCGAACAAAAGTATCCGTAATGAAAAATCACATCAACGGGTTAGGATATGAAGATGGTAGAATCTTAGTTACTGCACATGGATTCCTCGCGGGTAAAGATTCGACCGAAGAAAAGAAATCTATTGAAAATTACAAAGCAGAGCATTCTGAGTATTGGAAGGAGGTCATCGGAACCGGAGGTGAGTTCAAATTAGAGGAAGACGGTGGAACCTTTGATATAAATGCGTTGTGACAAAAACCCTATTAGTTGACGGAAACAACCTATTTAAGATAGGTTATCACGGAGTTCGTGAATATTACCATAAAGGTAATCACATTGGTGGTATCTACCATTTTGTTAATACCTTACGTAAATTCATATCCGAGTACAACTATGACAAGGTAATTGTTTTTTGGGATGGAGATGATAACTCAATTCAGAGAAAAAAAATATTTGCGGAATATAAAGAGAATAGACGATATAATCGACTTAACGACATTCAAAAACAATCTTTTAATTGGCAATTAAAGAGAGTTAAAGAATACCTTGAGGAGATGTTTATTCGTCAGGTGGTGGTGGATGGTAACGAGTCTGATGATATGATTGCCTACTACTGTCAAATCTCTTTAGACGAACACAAAACGATATTCTCTGCGGATAAAGACTTAACACAACTCATCTCTGAGAATGTGCAGATATATTCTCCATCCCAAAAACAAATGATTAAAGACGGGGATAAAGTCAAACTGAAAGACATTTCAATTCCCCACCAAAATGTGGCTACCTTCAAAATAATATCTGGTGACAAATCAGATAATATTGATGGTATCTACTATTTTGGTGAAAAGACTTTTTCAAAACTTTTTCCTGAGATACTTGATTCTGTAGTGTCTGTTGACGACATTTTACAAAAGGGTGAAAAACTACATGAAAATGATAAAGACAATAGAGCGTTACAAAACTTGTTATCAGGAAAGACAAAAAGAGGGGTTTATGGAGAAGAGTTTTATGTTATTAACAAACAACTTGTCGACCTTTCACAACCTTTGTTAACGGAAGAAGCGAAGGAACTCGTTCAACTGTATTACGAAGAGGATATTGACCCTGAAGGTCGAGGGTATCAAAACCTTATGAGAATGATGATGAACGATGGAATTTTTAAATACTTACCAAAAACAGACAATGCATGGGTGTATTTCTTGACACCTTTTATGAAACTTACAAGAAAAGAAAAAAGAAGATTTAGAAAAACTAATTAAAAAAAACAAAAAAATGAGTAAAGAAAAGAATGACATTACCAAGATGGAGTTTCTACTCACATTGAATGACAATATCATTGTACAGAGATACTACAATGTTAAAGGTTATAATGAAGGGACTAAAAGTAGTGTAGAATTAGCAGATACTGTAAGTAATATATACAGTAAAATTCACAATGATTTAAAAACCAAAACTGTTTGGTATATGTTGGAAAATCAATATCAAATCATGTCCGACCCTCAAATATTAGAAACATCTATGACAGATGACGATGAGACTTTTAACATATACGTCAAGTATAATGACGAAGTTATTATGCACCGCGGTTGGGATGGAAAAAAATATCCACCTAAGATTAGGTACACTGTAGATGTAAGACCTCATTTAAAGTCTATTCTGAAGTCACTAACTGAAGTTTTTTCTTCTGACAAATTGACACAGAATTATATGGAATATACCCTTTCTTAAACATATTTATTAAAACACATTATTAGTAATTACAATCAACATGTCGAAGGAAAAAAATTTCGGATATCTCGGAAACACATTTCAAATACAATTATTAAATAACATCGTTCTTTATAAGGACTTTGCTTCTTCCATTGTTGATGTAATTGAACCAAAATACTTTGATAATCAGTATTTTAAGTTAATCATGCAAGTTCTCAAAGAGTATTACCAAAAGTACGAACACACGCCTTCGTATAATACTCTTGAACAACTTATTAAGTCAGAAGTATCGTCTCCTATGGCTCAGAAGATAGTTCTTGATATGATGGAGCAAGTAAAAGAAGCCCCCGCCGAAGGTGAATCTTTCGTACAGGAAAAAGCTCTTAAGTTCTGTAAACAACAAGAACTTCAAAAAGTCATGTCTAAGGCACAAAAAATCATTGATAAAGGTGATTTTGAATCTTATGACCACTTGGAGGAAATGGTAAGAGAAGCTTTACAAGTTGGAGAAGTAGATGCTGGTACTGCTGAGGTTTTCGCAAACCTCGAAGAAGTACTTGAGGAAGACTTCAGACACCCAATCCCTATGGGAATACCAGGTATTGACAATCTACTTAAAGGTGGAATCGCTAAAGGTGAGTTAGGAGTTATTTTGGCACCAACAGGTGTCGGTAAATCTACACTCTTAACAAAGATTTCAAATCACGCATTTAACTTAGGATATAACGTTCTTCAAATTTTCTTTGAGGATAACCCTAAGATTATTCAAAGGAAGCATTTTACTTTATGGACTGAAATTGCACCCGATTTATTGTCAATGCACAAAGACAAAGTTTTAAGTAAAGTTCAAGAAATCAGAGAAAATGCACCGAATAAGTTAGTTCTCAAAAAGTTACCGTCAGACACACTTACTATGAATCAGATTAAAAATCAGATTCGTAAGATGATAGCTGAAGGGACTAAGGTTGACATGGTCGTATTAGATTATATTGATTGTGTTGTACCTGATAAGAATTTAGGTGATGAATGGAAAAGTGAAGGTTCAGTTATGAGAGGTTTCGAGGCTATGTGTCACGAACTAAACTTGGTTGGTTGGACAGCAACACAAGGAAATAGAAGTTCTATTTCTTCTGACGTTGTTACTACAGACCAGATGGGAGGTTCAATTAAAAAGGCACAAGTTGGTCACGTTATTATTTCAGTTGCTAAGTCATTACAACAAAAAGAAATGAATTTAGCAACCATTGCAATTACTAAGTCACGTATTGGTAAAGATGGAATCGTATTTGAAAACTGTAAGTTTGATAATGAAATGTTAGAAATCGATACGGAGCAGAGTGTAACATTCCTTGGTCTTGAAGAACAAAAGGAGGAGAAAAACAAAGAAAGAATCCGTGAACTTCTTGAAAAAAGGAAACAAAAAGAAAATAAATCTTAATTAATTGTCTTAAAAGATGGAGAATCTAATGAATAAAGTAGAGAAAGATATGCGCTATGTGATAAAAAGAAGCGGAGATAAAGTCGTTTTTAAAACTGAAAAAATTGAAGTTGCAGTTTTAAAGGCGATGAAGAGCACTAACCAAGTCGACGAAGAGATGGCGGAAAAGATTGCTCGTATTACAACTAAAGCGTTGTTTAGAAATGATAAAGAAAGAATACCACACGTTGATGACATCCATGATATGGTTGAAAATAAATTAATGGATAATGGTCTTAACGAAGTGGCAAAAGAGTATATTGTATACAGGGCTAAAAACAGACCGAACATATTCTCAAAAAGAGTTAATTTAAAACCCTATGATTATCCTGAGTTAAATGAGTTTGTCGACGCCATTAGACATTCATATTGGGTACATACAGAGTTTAATTTTACTTCAGATATACAAGATTTTAAAGTACACTTAGACGAAAAAGAAAAAACCGCACTTGAAAGAGCGATGTTAGCAATCTCTCAAATTGAGATTGCAGTTAAGACATTTTGGGGTGATATATACAAAAGAATGCCAAAACCTGAAATTGGTAATGTTGGAGCAACATTCGCAGAGTCTGAAGTAAGACATGCAGATGCGTATTCACACCTAATACAGTTATTAGGTCTCAATAAAGAATTTGAAAACCTAATGCAAGTACCCGCAATTAGAAGAAGAATTAAGTACCTTGAAAAGTCTATATCTAATTCTAAAAGTGTTGAAAACAAAGACTATTTTGAGTCAGTAATACTATTCTCAATGTTTATTGAGAACGTTTCACTGTTTTCTCAATTTTTAGTTATTATGTCATTCAACAAACATAAAAATATGTTAAAAGGTATTAGTAATGCTGTTGAAGCGACATCTAAAGAAGAAAACATTCACGCTAATTTTGGATTTGATTTAGTAAACTTAATCAAAAAAGAAAATCCACGTTGGTGGACAGAAGAGTTAGTAGAAGATTTAATTGATGCAACTTTAGAAGCGTGTGACGCTGAGATTGAAATAGTTAATTGGATTTTTGAAAAAGGAGACTTAGACTTTTTAACTAAAAAGCAAACTATGGAGTTTATAAAACACAGATTTAACGTATCATTAAACTCAATCGGTATTGATAGTATTTTCACAATAAATGAAACATTACTTGAAACTACTGAATGGTTTGATGATGAAATTTTAACAACAAAACACACAGATTTCTTCAATAAGAGAAGTATTAATTATAGTAAGAAATCAAAATCGATTACGTCAAACGATTTATTTTAATTTAATTACGATATAAAAAATGGAAAATAGAAAACCTTTTGATTGGATTAATGAGGAATCCATAACCTTTCTTCGGAGAGGGTATTTGAGTGAGGGTGAGGAACCTCTTGAAAGAATTAGAACAATTGCAGACCATGCAGAAAAAATATTAGGAATCGAAGGATTTGCTGATAAATTTTATGACTACATGAGTAAGGGATGGTATTCATTATCATCACCTGTATGGGCTAATTTTGGAAAAAAAAGAGGATTACCCGTAAGTTGTTTTGGTTCAAATATCGGAGACAATATTGAATCTATTTTATACACACAAGCTGAAGTTGGTGAAATGAGTAAAATGGGTGGAGGTACTTCAGGGTACTTTGGAAATATTCGTGAACGAGGTGCCGATATTACCGATAACGGTCATGCTCCTGGAGCAGTTCATTTCATGAATCTTTTTGAGAGTGTTGTTGATAATATCTCACAGGGCGCAACTCGTAGAGGACGTTTTTCACCTTATTTACCTGTTGAGCATCCTGACATCATGGAATTTCTTGAAATAGGGACAGAAGGGTTCCCAATCCAAGATTTGACACACGCAGTTACTGTTAGTGATAATTTCATGAAAGAAATGATTGATGGTGATGAGAAAAAAAGGGCTATATGGGCTAAAGTGATACAAAGACGTGGAGAAATTGGATATCCGTATATTATGTTTAGTGATACTATGAATAATAAATCACCTGAAGTGTATAGAGATAAAGGTGCTAAAATTTATAATTCTAACCTTTGTTCAGAAATTGCTCTTCATAATTCAGAAGAAGAATCATTCGTTTGTGTTTTATCGTCTATGAATGTATTACATTATGACGAATGGAAAGATACAGATGCGGTTGAGACAATGACATACTTCTTAGATGCGGTTGTTACTGAATTTTTAACTAAGATTGAAGATTTAAAATCTGATGGTTCTATTGAAGGTAATAGAGCGTTTTTCTATCTTGAAAAGGCATATAACTTTGCTAAGAGACAAAGAGCCCTTGGATTAGGTGTTTTAGGGTGGCATTCCTTACTACAATCAAAAGGGTTAGGGTTTGATACAAAAGAAAGTGCAAAGTTAAACGTAGAGGTGTTTAAATTGATTAAAGAAAAATCATATAGTGCATCCGCTGAGTTAGCTGAAAAATTTGGAGAACCTGAATATCTTGAAGGTTACGGACGTAGAAATGTAACACTTAATGCAATTGCGCCCACAACATCGTCAGCTTTTATATTAGGTCAAGTATCACAATCAATTGAACCAATTTGGTCTAATTGTTACGTTAAAGACGTGGCAAAACTAAAAGTGACGATTAAAAATCCGATACTTAAAAAACTATTAAGTGAATTAGGGAAAGATACCAAAGAAATATGGGATACAATTAAACAGAAGGACGGTTCAGTCCAACATCTAAATTTTCTAACAGACGAACAAAAGGATGTGTTTAGAACATTTGCAGAGATTAACCAAGCATCAATCATAAATCAAGCGTCGGTTAGACAGGATTATATTGACCAGTCACAATCATTAAATTTAATGATATCACCTGATATGCCGACGAGAGACGTTAATAAGTTATTAATTGATTCATGGAAGTTAGGAGTTAAAACACTATACTATCAACACTCTATGAATTCAGCTCAGGCGTTTGCAAGGAAGAAATTAAATTTAAATGACCTACAGTGTGTGGCTTGTGAGGGATAAAAAAAAGACCCGTGTTTAGACACGGGTTTTTTTATAAAAATATTATAAGTTATATTTATTGTTATGGCAATAAAGAAAACATATGGAGTAAATTTTCCTTTTAGGGATAGTGCTGATGGTACTTACTTAGACTTAACTGAAAATGTACCTGAAGAAATAAGGGCGGATTTACTACATTTAATTCTAACACGTAAAGGGAGTAGATATTATTTACCTGATTTTGGAACAAGAATATATGAATTTATTTTTGAACCTATGGATGGACCAACATTTGACGCAATAAAATCAGATATACAGATTGCTTGTGACAAGTACATACCCAACTTACAGATAAACGATATTACCATACGACCATATACTGATGAAGACAAAAGCCCTATTGGTGATTTAAACATTGAAGACCAACAAAACACTTATGAAATGTTTGATATATTTAGAACCGCCGGTGAAGGTGTTGAAGAATATACTGCAAAAGTAAAAATAGACTATTCTATTAAAGATAGTACATTTGATACTAGAGATTTCATTATTATTAATATTTAAGGTAAATGGCTAATCGTAAAATTTCATATACAGATAGAGACTTTGAAGGACTAAGACAGGACCTGATTAATTTTACGCGTCAATATTATCCTGAGTTAATAGATAACTTTAATGACGCGTCCGTTTATTCAGTATTTTTAGATTTAAACGCTGCGATTGGTGATAACCTACATTACCATATTGATAGAAGTATACAAGAAACGGTATTACAGTATGCTCAACAAAAATCCTCAATATATAATATTGCAAGGACTTATGGATTAAAAATACCAGGTAATCGTCCCTCTATAGCATTAGTTGATGTTTCTATTACAGTACCTGCTTTTGGGGACCAAGAAGATAGTAGATACTTAGGTATTATAAGAGCGGGTTCACAATTCATAGGCGCAGGACAAATATTTGAAAATCCTGACGATATTGATTTTAGTACCCAATATAATAACAAAGGATTCCCTAATAGAACTAAAATACCTAATTTTGATTCTAATAATAGAGTAATTAACTACACTATAACAAAAAGAGAAGTTGTTGTTAATGGTACTACAAAAGTATTTAAAAAAGTTATTAATAACAATGACGTAAAACCATTCTATGAGTTCTTTTTACCCGAAAAAAATGTAATAAGTATTACTTCATTAATACAAAAAGACGGGACATCATATTCTAGTCCACCGACATATGATGAGTTTATTACTTCACCTGATAAATGGTACGAAGTTGACGCGTTAGCCGAAAATACAATTTTTGTTGAAGACCCAAGTAAAGCATCTGATAATCCAGGTATTAAAGTTGGAAGATATATAGAAACCGAAAATAGATTTATATCGGAATACACACCTGAAGGATACTGTAGAGTACAATTCGGTAGTGCTACAGTAACCGCGGACGACCAACTTGCTGAGTTTGCAAGAACAGGAATCCCACTTAGGTTACAAGACTATCAAAATAACATTGCTTTAGGTAAAACAGTTAAGGCAAATACAACTTTATTTGTGAAGTATAGAGTAGGTGGGGGAACAACATCTAACATAGGAGTTAATACAATTAATCAAATAGGAAATGTTAATTTTGCGGTTAACGGACCTTCACAAAACATTAATCAAAATGTACTTCAAAGTTTAAGGTGTAATAATGTAACCGCCGCAATAGGGGGAGGAGACCTACCAACAACCGAAGAAGTTAGAAACATGGTTACATTTAATTTTGCGGCACAAAAAAGGGCAGTAACTGTAAATGATTATAACTCACTAATAAGAACGATGCCAAGTAGATTTGGTGCACCAGCTAAGGCCGCCATAGTTGAGGAAGATAATAAGATAAAAATAGAAATACTATCTTATGACTCAAACAGAAAGTTAACAAGTAACGTATCAAACACATTAAAAGATAATATAGCGAATTATCTTTCTAATTACCGTATGATAAACGATTATATTTCTATACGAAGTGCGAACGTAATAGACTTAGAGTTTGAATTTAGTGTGGCTATGACATCCACAGAAAACCAAGGACAGGTCGTCACTAATATAGTTAATAGTGTGGAGTCTTATTTATCACCTATGACAAACCTATTAGGGAAGAATGTAAATATATCTGACATTAGGAGAATCATACAAGACATACCAGGTGTTAGTACACTGGCAGACTTAAAAGTATTCAACAAAACAGGAGGGCAATATTCGTCTTCTCAGACCTCACAAAGATACGTTGATAATAATACCAAACAAATTGAGTTAATAGACGATACTATTTTCGCTCAACCAAATCAGATATATCAAATAAGATTTCCTGAGAAAGATATAAAAGTGAGAATCAAACAACTTAAGAACGTAGAGTTCTCATAACACATTCATATACTTTTATTTTTTTAAAATTAAAATTAGGATAAATAACTATTTATCTTAAAAGTATTTTATGCCAAAATCATATAGATTTAGAACAGAAGTAGGGGTCGACAAAGAAGTCAGACTTAATGTAGAACAAGATTTTGATTTTTTGGAAATATTATCCTTAAAATTAAGACAGGAAGATTTATATGATAGATTTTGTGCGGATTATGGTATAGTGGTTGGTAGAGTTATAGCTAACGGAGGTTTCGGAGTTCCAAACGCAACTATATCTGTTTTTGTACCATTAGATAATATCGACGCTAATGACCCTATTATTTCTACCTTATATCCTTATAAAAATATAAACGTAAGGAATGATGACGGATATAGATATAATCTATTACCATATGAAAAAGAGTACGGGGGACACACACCCACCGGGACATTCCCATCAAGAGAAGATGTGTTAACAAGAAAAGAAGTATTACAAGTATATGAAAAGTATTATAAATACACTGTAAAGACTAACGATAGTGGTGACTTTATGATTGTTGGCGTACCATTAGGTCAACAAAAATTAGTAATGGATTTAGACCTATCTAATATGGGTCAGTTTTCATTGAGACCTGCCGATTTAATAAGAATGGGTATGGGTGTACCAAACCAATTTAACGGACAACAATTTAAGGCAAGTGAGGACTTAAATAGCTTACCTCAGATAGTTAATAGTGTTAGAGAAATTGAAGTCTCACCATTTTGGGGTGAAAACGAATTGTGTGATGTTGGTATTACAAGGTCAGATTTTGACTTGAGGGAATTAGGTATCGAAATCTCACCACAATCTGTTTTTATGGGTTCAGTATTCTCAAGCACCGAAGATGATTACCTAAAAGGTAATTGCAAACCTAAAAATGATATCGGTAAATTATGTGACGTTGTTGCTGGACCTGGTCAGATATTGGCAATCAGGCAAACTATTGATGTTGATGCTGAGGGACAACCTATTTTAGAACAATACTTTTTAGAAGATGGGGGAAATGTAATTGATGATAATGGTACATGGATGGTAGACCTTCCTATGAATCTTGACTACATAATAACTGATGAGTTTGGAGAACAAATTATATCATTGGACCCGACAGTAGGAATACCGACGAAAGGTAAATATAGATTTAGAATTAAATACCAAAATGAGGCAGGACTTAAAAACGATATTATAAGAGCCGATTACTTAATACCAAATATTAGAGAACATGGATGGTCAGGAACTACCACTGACGATATACCATCCGAAGAAGATAGAAATAAATCTTATGCGTTTTCACTTGATTGGGATGAGTATTATGATAAAAATGCCGCGATAAACTGTGAGGATAGTTTCTATCAATTTAATTACAATAAAGTTTATACGATAGCGTCACATTTAGATAGATTCAAATGGGGTAGGAATAGAATAAAACACTTAGGTATTAAAGAAATTAATGACAAAACTTGTCAGAGTGAACACAACCCATTACCTGTAGTTGATGCACAAAGAAACGGTAGTGCACTTATATTTTTATTTAATTTTATAATTAGTATTTTAACGATACCTTTAATTATCTTATTAGCTATAGCTCACGTAGTTACATTGATATGGCCAATTATTAGGGCAATTATTATTGTGATAAGTGCAATAATAAACTTTGTTTTATATGCGATTTGTAGAATAATTGCGGCAATACCATTCACAAACAAAAATAAAGAAGACTGTGTAAAAAAAGAAATAACTCCACCACCGAAAGAGAGTCCATTCAGTACTATAAACTTCCCGATGTTAAGTTATCCTGATTGTGAGGCGTGTGCTTGTGAAACTAAAAAAACACAGGAGGGTGAAAATGATACCGCGTCACAGTTAGAAGGTTACTCAGACGAGGTAAACTTTGGTCCCATAATCGATGCAACATATACTGAAACATTTTCTAAACAAACAAGTGCAGCATCTGTAGGTAATGACGATTGTCACGAAGCGAGC